GGGTCTCTTCCACGAGATGTGCTCAAAGTAGAAACCCCCCCTGGAGTCTGATTCTTCCTCGTGATGAATACAGAAGGTTCACTGAGAGGTTGGTTAATTCCATTAAGGAAAATATTGTCGGAATTAGCACTGAATACTGTGAAGGAACGTGGAATGAGGCGGGAGGAATTCTTCGTGCACTACAGCCCTCTCGAATAAAAAGGGACAGAGTTGAAAAGATTATAGGAGATCATGGAACCTTAAACAAGGCTCTTCAATCTCTTCTGCCGATTAAAGGAGATATACTTCAAGGCGTTCAATATAATCGATTCGGAACAAGAACTGGGCGTCTTGTGGTCCAATCAGGACCTGAAATTCTAACCCTTAAAAAAGAGTATCGGGACGCCTTTGTATCTCAACACCCTGGAGGAGAAATTCTCTCGCTTGATTTCTCGTCCCTAGAGGCAAGAGTCCTCCTATATTCATCAGGTGGAGACTGTGAAGATCCTGATCTCTATGGAAAGATTGCCCGTGACTCTTTTGGAGACGAGTCAAAAAGAAAAATTGTAAAGGGGGCTGTTCTTGCTGAATTATATGGTGCATCAAGGACTTCATTATCAGCCGCTTTAGGTGTTGACAGCGGAGAGCTTGAACTCTTTCTTCAAAGAGTAAAGAAGATTTTTAAAACGAGAGAGCTTCTTGCGGCGCTGCGGGCGGAATATTCTTCCAAGGGTCACATCTTAAATGCTTATGGTAGAAGAATTCCTATTGATAATCCTGCCGATCATATTCTCATTAACTCTTTTGCACAATCAACAGGGGTCGATGTATCTCTTTTAGGTTTTGGCTCTTTGACTGAAAGACTAAGGAGAGTCTCCGTAGATCCGCTTTTTGTTCTCCATGATGCATTAATTGTTGATTGTCCTGCAGAGTCTTTGGGCGATATTAAATTAATCACGTCCGTTAAAGTTCCTGGATTTTCTCAGATCTTTCCTATTAAAGTAGAAAAATTTTAAAACAATTTAAATCTTTAAATGTAAATTGAATCTATGAACCTAACACCCGAACAAATTACAGAAAATTTTAATAAGTTCCGTTCTTTATGTGAGAAGCTAGGGGATCGGTCTGAACCCGCTCTGCATATGGTTGATACCCTAGGAGAGCGTCTTGCAATGTGCCCTGCGTCCTCCAAGCGGGATTATCACTTGGCCCTCCCAGGCGGTTTGGTGGATCATTCGCTTCGAGTCCTGAGTAATGCTCTCACCCTGACCAAATCTTTTGGGTGGGCTCTGCCTCGAGCATCCCTCATTATCGGTTGTCTCTTTCATGACCTGGGCAAGGTGGGCTATGATGTCCCCGGAACGGATTATTATCTGCCCGGCGACCCATGGCGTGCAGAGAAGCTCGGTGAGACCTATCAGCACAATCGTAATATTCAATATATGACCGTGCCTGCCCGAGGTCTATGGTTATGTCAGCATTTTGGTCTGAAGCTCTCAGTCGATGAGTATATGGCGATCCTCTTGAATGATGGTTTCTTTCCTGGGGAGAATAAATCCTATATCCTGAAGGACCCACTCCTATCTCATGTCGTTATGACTGCGGATTATATTGCAACTCGCCAGGAGAAGGATGAGTTCGAATGAGAGACCTAGAGGAGACTCTTGAGTGGTTGAAGTCTTTCCGCAAGGATGGCGAGATAGACTTGGATGAGTTGTATGCAGCTCTAACGGCTGCAATTAGCCTTATTGAGACCCTGAAGGATGATGCTGACTCTGCCTGGGGGATGTTAGAGGAGCAGCGCGCGTCAGAGATTGAGGCTCATGCGGACGCTCTGAAGCGCGAGATTGACCGAAAAATCTCTGAGGCTCTCGCATTAGTTGGGTCCAAAGTCTATGATGCATAATATTTATTCCTGTTTGGAGGGGATATGTCCATCTCAGATTTGAGGCTCATTATTCGGGATTTAATACATGAGGTTGATGAAGACTCCCCTGATATGATTAGAGAGTTCAGTGCTGTAGGGGCTGGTGGAGGGTCAATGGCTCTGCCCCCGGGTGGTCCTATGATCATGGGACATATGTCTCCTCAACCTCCCCCTACACTCCCCTCAAAATCAAAAAAGCGGCGTCGGTCAAAAAGAAAGTTGAACTAATGGTCGGAAAGATTTAAGATGATGCCTATCCACAGGGTGTGGAGATCGTTCATCTGAACAGCGGAATAGGAATAGGAATAAAAATATGGCAGTAGATCTTGAGGCGATTCGTCGCCGAATGGCAGAACTCAATGGTGTGAAGAAGACTTCGTCAGTCCAGCTCTGGAAGCCTGGTGTGGGTGAGCACAAGGTGCGATGCCTCCCATGGGCCGATGCTCCCGATGGTCAGCCCTTCAAGGAGCGCTGGTTCTATTACATTGGTACGAACTCGGGTATTCTGTCCCCGAAGCAATTCGGCAAGCCTGATCCAATTGATGATCTCCTTCGTAAGCTGTATAGCACAAAGTCTGAGGCAGATCGTGCAATTGCGAAGCAGCTCCTTCCAAAGATGAGGGCATATGTTCCTGTCATTGTTCGTGGTCAAGAGGATAAAGGCCCACAGATCTGGTCCTTCGGCAAGCTCATTTACCAGCGTCTCCTCGGGTTCTTCCTCGACGAGGATTACGGCAACATCCTCGATCCGAACGAGGGTTTCGATCTGAAAGTGACTATCACCCAGTCCCCGGGCAAGCAGTTCCAGGATACCGTTGTGGACTGCAAGGGACGGCCCACGAAGCTTCATGATGATCCTGCCGTGATGAAGCGATGGATGGATGCCATTCCGAACTTGGATGACATGTATCGCCTGAAGCCCAAGGAAGAGATTGAGGCAATTGTTACCGCCTGGTTGAATGGTGATGCTCCTCCCACTGTGTCTGAGGTTGGTACAACTCGTGGGCCGCCTATCAAGGACAGCATCGATGAGATTGTTGCAGATGTGAAGGCAGCAAAGCCAAGGGGGAGTGAAGATGCTCCTAAGAAGCAGAGCTTGGATGAGGCATTTGCGGATTTGATGGGTGACGACTAAAGAGGGGCATGAACCATGGCAAAACCAGCAAAACCCCCTGTACCAGGGGAGTCTTCAGAGAAAGTTTTAAAGAAGAAGGGCAGTGATGAGGTTGATACCCTTACCGCTGATCTTATCAAACAACTCAACAAAGAGTTCGGACAGAGAATTGCATATAATCTGAGTGAAGATGAGGCCCCTACCATCGTGAAGAGGTGGATTGATACGGGCTCCATTCAGCTTAACTATGCAATTCGTAATGCGGCGGGTGGTGGTTATCCTGAGGGTCGTATCATCGAGCTCTCAGGGCTGCCCTCGTCAGGCAAGTCACATCTGGCATATCATGCCGCAGCTGTGACCCAGTCTCAGGGTGGGCTTGTTGTCTATATTGACACCGAGAATGCAACCCCTATCGAGAAGCTGAAGCACATGGGGATCGATGTATCCAAGAAATTCGTATATTGCGACACTCACTGCACAGAGGAGGTATTCTCTATCATTGAGAGCACAATCACGAAGGCGAAGCAGATTATTGACAAGAACGTCCCCATTCTGGTCATCTGGGACTCCATTGCGGCGACATCTCCCAAGGCTGAGTTAGACGGGGACTACGACCAGACCACCATGGGCCTACAGGCTCGAGTCTTGGGCAAGGGCTTCCGCAAGATTACAGGTGTCATTGGGCAAAATAATGTTACCCTACTCTGCATTAATCAGCTTCGTGACGCAATCGGGGTTATTCATGGAGATCAGTATGTTAGCCCCGGTGGTAAGTCTCTGCCTTTTGCCTCGTCGGTTCGAATCCGATTAGGTAGCGGTAGTCCGATCAAGGACAAGGCTGGGAATATCATTGGTATCCATACGACAGTCTCACTTAAGAAGAACAAGGTCGCACCTCCTTTCCGCAAGTGTGAGTTTGATATTGTCTTTGGTAAGGGTATCGTGGAGCATGAATACCTATTCGATGAATGCCGTGCCTGGTGTGACAAGAACAAGGTGTCAATGACCCACCTTGACGACAAGAGGGCATCTCATGATGTTGAGGTATCTATTGCCGGCACAGGTGCCTGGAAAGAGATTGTTGTAACCGAATCGTCAACCGGTGAAGTGCTTCTAGAGAAGAAGTTCTATAAGTCTGAGTTTGCAGAGATTATGAAGAACCCTCTCTATAAGCCTTTTGTTGACAAGGTAATTGATTGTGCACTCACCGTCAATGGCTCTTTTGGGTCTGAGGTCGAGGTTGACACCGAGTCTGTAGATGAAGATGGGAACGAGGAGGCGTCCGATGATTGATGTTGAAAGTGGGGACAAAATTCCTGTCATTAAAATGAGCGGACCGCAGCCACGTTATCAGACCATCGGATCTGCAGGGGCTGATATTACCGCGTCAGAGGAGGTTATCATTCCGAGTGGAAGCTGGAGGACTATCCCCACTGGGCTCTTCATGGAGATTCCACGGGGTTATGAGTGCCAGGTCCGGTCTAGGTCAGGCTTGGCTGCTAAAAATGGTGTCTGGGTTCTTAATGGGCCAGGGACGCTAGATTCTGATTACCGCGGAGAGGTAAAGGTTATCCTTGCAAACATGGGAGAGCAAGATTTTCTTGTCGAGAAGGGCTCACGAATCGCTCAGCTCGTATTCTCGCCCGTTATCCCTGTTGTTTTTCAGTCCGTCCCACAGTCTGATTTTTCTTATACCGCTCGAGGTCATGACGGATTTGGATCCACTGGGGTTGTTTGATGAATAAGAGTTTCTCTTTAATTGACCTTTCCTGTGATTCAAGTTTTGATTCTTCGATTCTTGAAATTTCAAATTTAACTCTAGGAAAAGGGTATTTAACCCCCTTATCCTCTTATAGGGGATTAGGAGGGGTTATTCTTGGTTCTATAGATGCGTCAATTAATAAAATTAATGGATTTTGTGTCGGAAGGGTTATTAACAGAGATGAATTCAAGAGAGAGTTTAAGTTTGAATTTAATGAATTTGATTCTTTTGGGGTAATTGATCCTGTTTGCGTTGACCCTGAATATCAAAAAATAGGAATTGGATCTTGTTTGATTAACAAAACCATAAATTCTTTAAAAGCCCCGGTCTTTGTTTCACCTGTCTGGTCTTATGTAAAAAATACAGGAGATAGGGCAACAAACGCCGGAAAGAGTTTTGAAAATGCAGGCTTTAAGTCAAAGTTTTATCTTCCTCAATTTTGGAAAGAAGAATGTGGAACAAATTTTCAATGCCCATCAAAGAATTTATTAAACGAATGTAGTTGTGGAATTAGTCTATACGTAAAGCATAATTATCCTTTATGAGAATCAGACTTACAGAGCTGCGAAGAGTTATTCGTGAAGAGCTTATCCGACGAAGAAGGTTGTTAGAGCGAACTTCAGTTGAAGGAGAGGAAGAGGTTATTGCACCTTATGCAGGTGATTCCGAAGCCTTTATTCCTAAAAAGGCCCTAGTTGATTTAGGTATTAAAATTACACCAGAGTTAGATTATCATGTTGTTTATGGCAGAATTGTCGGACAAGATGAAGATGGAGCCGATCAAGAATACTGGGACGAGAATAGAGACGAATGGAAAGAGATTACTGACGGAATGGCGAACCACCCAAGATCAAGACATTTCCCAGACAAAAAAGCCAACCCCTATTGATTCTCATACGAAACCCCGCCTCAAGCGGGGTTTTTTGTCTCTTGTGACATGTACTTCCAAGATATTAATCGATATATTCCTTCTCATATGACTCAATCTGAGAGACCCATTCTTATTGTTGATGCAATGAATCTATTTGTGCGCTCATATAGCGCATATCCCACAATGTCGTCCCATGGATATCAGATGGGAGGTGCAATTGGATTCCTAAAGACACTGTCAAGAATTGCAAGAGAGTGCTCTCCTACAAATATTTATATCGCCTGGGAAGGTGGAGGATCTCAAAAAAGAAGAGCCCTGTATTCCGAATACAAACTAGGAAGAAAGCCAGAGAAGCTAAATCGCTTCTATGGAGATGATATTCCTGACTCAGATGACAACAAGAAGCATCAAATTATTTCATTGCTTGCAATGCTTAAATGTGCGCCTGTATGCCAGCTTTATCTATCAGATTGCGAAGGAGACGATATTGTTGCATATTTGACTCGTGGACCTCTTCGTGATAAATCAAAGATTATTGTGTCGGCAGACAAGGATATGTATCAACTCTTGAATGACAAGACTAGCATTTATTCCCTGCACAAGAAGAGAGTGCTTCATGTCTCTGATGTGTTAGAGGAGTTTCATGTGCACCCACATAACTTTGGTCTTGCCAAGGCGTTATGCGGAGATCCATCTGACAATATTCCCGGAATTAAAGGGTTTGGTTGGAAGACAGCTGCAAGACTTTTGCCTATCCTGTGCTCTCAAGATGATTTAATACTTGACGACTTGTTCGCATATTGCCACTCTCATGTTGCAGAATCATCTCTGTATAAGCGAATAATTGAGAATGAAGAAACTGTCCGTCTTAATTGGCGCCTCGTCTATTTGGACGGCAGTATGCTCTCCCACCACCAATCTTCTCAAATCGACTCTCTAATAGATACATTTTCACCAGGTGTTAATAGGATAGGTTTCATCAAGCAGCTCATTAAAGAGGGAATCGGAGACTTTGATGTATCTCAGTTCATGATGACTCTTAGCTGTATCGACAATTTTAATAATGCGAGGATTGAATGAGTGATGATAGGGTTGTGACCAAGGCTTCTTTTGGCACTTATGGCAAATCTTTTCAAGAGAAAGTCGTTCAAGCCTTGTTGGTGGACAAGCATTATGCCGAGCAGATGCTCGAGGTCTTTGACACCTCCTATTTCGAGCCGAAGTATCTGCAGTTCTTGGCGGAGAAATATTTCTTATATGCCAAAAAATACAAGGTATTCCCCACATTGCAGCTCCTGCTCACCATTATTCGTGATGAGCTGAAGACCGGGACCGACACTGTGGTCCGTGATCAGATTGTCGAATATCTTCAGAGAATGAAGGCAAATCCTGACCCTGGTGATCTGCAGTATGTTCGTGAAAAATCTCTGGATTTTTGCAAGAAGCAGGCCTTAAAGAAGGCTCTAGAGGTCGCTGTAGAGCAGATTCAGGCGGAGAAGTATGAGTCTATTGTGGATGGCATTAAGTCCGCCGTGATGGTAGGCACTGCACCTCAATTAGGTCATGACTTCTTTGCAGACTATGAATCCCGATTCACCAGGTTACAGAGAAATGCTGTTCCCACAGGCCTAGGGGAGCTCGACAAGAAAGAGATTCTAAATGGGGGTCTTGGTGCGGGAGAGCTTGGGTGTGTCACGGCCCCGACAGGGGTCGGGAAAAGTCATTTCCTAATAAATTTAGGGGCTTATGCACTCACTCAGGGTATTGATGTGCTTCATTACACATTTGAGCTCTCTGAGGCAGCAATCGGTCTCCGATACGACTCGAATCTGTGCAACATTGACTCCAACACTGTTATTGACAACAAAGACGAGATTCTTGAAAGATATAAGACCATGAATCTGGGTCGACTCATCATCAAGGAGTTTCCTACCAACACTGCATCGATCTACACGCTGCGAAGTCATATTGAGCGCCTCGATGTCAAGGGCTTTAAGCCTGGTCTCATTATTGTCGACTATGCAGACATCATGCGCTCAACACGCCAATATGACTCTCTCCGTCATGAATTGAAGCTGATCTATGAGGAGCTCCGGGGTCTTGCGGCTGAGAAGAGGGTGCCAATTTGGACTGCATCCCAGTCTAACAAGGAGGGGTCACAGAGTGACATCGTGGATCTAAGCAACATGAGTGAGGCATATGGCAAGGCTCAGGTTGCTGACCTTGTGGTGGGTATCTCCCGTAAGTCTCACGAGAAGTCGACAGGGTTTGGTCGTCTCTTCGTTGCCAAGAATCGTGCAGGTCGAGATGGTCTGCTCTTTCCTCTGAAGATTGATACAGCTCGAAGCAAATTTGAGATTATTGGCGGTGAAGGGTCACTTGAGGCAGCAAGCAAAGAGAATGAAGACGATATGAAAAAAGCCTTACGTCTCAAATGGAAAGAGTTAAAGAGCGAGCCCTCGTTTATAAAAAAATCAGATAGTGTCGAGGTCTAATGTTTCCACGCAGGTGCCTAGACAAGGTCGTGAAGTGTCTCTCTAATCACTCTCTTGAGAAGTGACAGAGATTCTCTCACGGGCGATTGAACCTCTTGTTTTGTTTTATTAAGTCTCTTTATTTTTAAATAATCTTGATAAAACGGATATTCTGAAATCTTAGGACCTGAATAGCTAAAACGGATCTTTCCACCAAGTTTTAGATCAAGAGGTAGTGAAGTGAGTTTGGTGTCGCTTGATATGATAATATCACCTGTGATTTGAGTACCTGGTGATATTTTTTCGATATTTGTCTTTGCGATGTGTAATTCGCCGCAAGTGAGTGGGGGCAACTCTATGATTCTTTCTGAAACAGATAAATCAATCTTTCCCTTTGCTGAAAACCCTTGAGGCAATTCAACTAAATTAGATCGTATGGCATGAAGATTTTCCATTACCTTTAAAGTTGAAGGTAGTTGCTCAATCGAAGACATGTTTATGCTTAACGTTCTAACGGAACGGAGATCGTCAGGTATTTCGGCGTTTGTGCCGTCTATATTCAATAAATCAACATTGTTATTATCCCAAAAAATATTAGCATCAATTTTTGTAATTGATGTGTTAGATATGTCAATACCGTTGCATTTTATCCCTGGCGGTATATCAGTGATGTTTTCACCTCGTATCTTAAGAACTCCGCCTACTCTTAGTTTAGAGGGCAGTTTTTCTTGAACTCTGCCTTCAAAAATTAAATCCCCTGATATTTCAAAATTTTCAGGAAGAGTCACATTGCTAAGGGACTCTCTTACACGTAATGAACCTTCTATCTTGTTTTCACCGTGATAATGGATTCGATAAACAGTTTGACTATCTTCATCTTTTCTAAAGTTATCGCTTACAACTTTTCGAGTCGCACCAGGTATCTTCATCCAGATATCGAGCGGGAGTAGAACATTTTCATGGTGATTACAATATTTGTTAATCAGCTCAACACGATCAGGAAGTCCCCATAAATTTCTAAGTTGACTAGCTGATAGTCTGTGCCCTGCCGAGATATAATCTTCTTTTTGATCTCTTGTTAATTCTGAAAATTGCTCATCGCTCATCAATTCTTTAATAATGTCTCTTTCTTTTTCTAAAACAGGAATATATTTAAAAACGCCTTGAAGATCTTTAGTCTTTGGCATCATTCTTACAAGAGAACTCCATGAGTATTTCTTGTCGCCTGCATTGTTTGCATCAGACAACCAATACTCTCCCTTGTTTGTAACGTATATCACACATGCATGCAGAGGATCGTCAGTCGTTCTCTCAAAGTCGAAGAGGTAGTAGAATACAGGTTCGTCACCTCTTAGTCGATAATGAGTGAATAGATTTGAAGCATCACTTCTTGAGATACACCAGGAATAAGTTTTTCCTGTTCTTCTCTCGAAATTTTTCCTAAATGTGACACACTTCTCTCGCCTATCACCCAGGAAAACTTGCAAAGACCCGTTTTCAGATTCATATACAGGTTCAAGACCACTTGCACTCACTGGTTCGTAGAAAACTCTCGTAGACCATTTTGAGTCTATAAAGTCCTTCAGGCCCGTTGTGGTCTTTCCGCCAGGTCCCGTCCTATTCCTCCATGAATATCTTTGAATATCCCTGTCCTGAACATGAGGAGAACTCTGCACATCTGAAAATCTATCAAGGTAATATTTTGCCTCTTCGGGTGTAACAGTAGGATCTTCCTTTTGAAAATCTCGTGTACGAGCTGCAATAGTTCCTGAGGAGAATGCTTCAAGAACGAGATTTCTAATGAACGACCTTAACAGCACTTGATTCATCTTTTCTCTCATCGTTTGTGAAAATATACCTTAATTAGGTGTATCATCGATAAATATTTAACTCACACCTACAAGGACGGACACATGGAAGAGCTGATTCTTCAACCAAACCCTGACAGATTTGTCATTTATCCCATTGTACATGATGATATCTGGAAGGAATTCAAGAGACAAGAGGCGTCTTTTTGGACCGCAGAAGAGATAGACCTTGCCGAGGACCGAAAGGACTGGGATCGTCTGAAAGAGGATGAGAGGCATTTCATCAAGAATGTGCTTGCATTCTTTGCCGCATCTGATGGAATCGTCAATGAGAATCTGTGCTATCGTTTTGCGAACGAGGTGCAGTACCCAGAGGCTCGGGCTGCCTATACTTTTCAGGCGGCAATGGAGACCATTCACAGCGAGACTTATTCGCTCTTGATTGACACTTATGTCTCTGACAAGGAGGAGAAGATTCGCCTGCTTCGAGCGATCGAGACTATTCCTGCTGTCAAGAAGAAGGCTGAATGGGCTCTCAAGTGGATGAGTGCCGATGCTCCGTTTGTCAATAGACTCTTGGCTTTCGCTTGTGTCGAGGGAATATTCTTCAGTGGTTCATTCTGTGCAATTTTCTGGCTGAAGCATAGAGGGCTAGGAATGAAGGGTCTAACCTTCTCGAACGAGCTTATCAGTCGTGATGAAGCGGCACACACTGACTTTGCAATCAAACTCTTCCGAAACCACATCCAGAACAAACCCTCACAAGAGGTTGTGCATCAAATCATCTCCGACGCAGTGACAGCGGAGAAAGAGTTCGTGTGTCAATCTCTCCCAGTCTCACTTATTGGAATGAACTCTGACTCCATGTCGAATTATATTGAGTTTGTAGCCGATAGACTGCTCACCGATCTTGGGTTCTCTAAGCTTTATGGGGCAAAGAATCCATTCCCATGGATGGAAATGTTAGGTCTTGAAGGAAAGACTAATTTCTTTGAGAGGCGTGTGAGTGAATATGCCAAAGCGGGCGTCGCATCAGGCTTTGATCAGTCACTAACCTGGGTAGGAGACTTCTAATGAGACATTGCGTCATTAAGAGTAATGGTAAACGCGAAGAGATTAAGTTTGATAAGATTACATTGCGAATCAAGCGTCTATGCAAGGACCTCGATGAAAGATATGTTGTTCCTTCCGAGGTGACTCGACATGTTGCAGAGTCTGTTGTGGATGGAATCACAACTGCTGAAATTGACAATCTTATTGCTCAAGAGGCGGCTCGAATGGTGACAATCCATCCGGATTATTCACTGCTTGCAGCACGAATTCTTATCACAAGGTGGCAGAAGTCCATTCCTGTCAATTTCACTGAGAATGTTGGGCGCCTTTATGACAATGTTGACCCAATAACTGGAAAGCACTCCCCCTTGGTGAGTGATGAGATTGTGTCCATTGCTTCAAATCCAAAGTTCTCGGAGCATATTGATCGTGCAATTGTTCATGACAGAGATCGAAACTTCGATTATTTTGGGCTTACCACCCTTGCCAAGGGATATTTGAAGTCAATTGGTGGTGCAGTGGCGGAGACCC